ATTAACTAAATTTAGAAAAGATATAAATAGAACTGCAAAAGAAGTAGATGGTTTAAACCTACAAATAAGAAAAGCATCAGGTAATAAATTTGAAAATTCTATTGATCGACTTAATGCCAGTGTAAGTAAAACTTCTCAAATTCTTAATAGAGCAGCGATTGGAACATCATCGTTTACAAAAGCTGCAAATTTATTTGTAAAAGCAGAACGAGAAAGAGATATGGTTTTAAAAGATACACAAAGATCACTTGAAAATATTAGAAGATCTCAATTAGGAATGCAAACCTTAGAACAAAGAGAGCATCAATTATTGATGAGAGGAAATAGGTTAAGAGATTTACGTTTAAGAAAAGAACAAGCACTTAATAAACAACAACAAAAATCAAGAAGAAATAGAATTATTCAAAGTGCAGGTATTGGTGGTGGTTTTCCTTTATTGTTTGGTGGTGGACCAGTAGCAGCAATAGCTGGTGGTTTAGGTGGGGGTATTGGAGAAGCTTTAAGTCCTAGAGGAGGATTTGCTGGTTCTATTGTTGCTACAGCATTAATATCATCCGTCAATCAAATGATTGATTCTCTATCTAAGTTAGGGCAAGAGATGAATAAAAGTGCAGAAGAATTTAAAAGAGTACAAGATATTGTAGGAACAGAAGGGGCCGACAGCCTAAGTGAATTTGGAGCAGAAACAAAATTATTGGGGGATGAATTTGGTAAATTTACACTAAGAGCACAATCTGGAATAGCTGGATTAATAAATATAACTGGAATATTAGATGATCTTATTAAAGGAATACAAACCCGAAACTTGAGAGCACAGATAAAAGATTCGGATGATCCAGAAATACAAGCATTAGTTAAAGCAGGAGGTAGAAGAACACAAGGTGTTCTGGGAAGAAGGCGAACAGAAAACTTAAGTCAAGCAGAAGGGCTTCAATTAGAAAAAAACTTACGAAAACAAATACGGGAAGAATCAGAAAAACAACAAAGTATTGTAGATCAAATACTTTTACCATTAGAAAGAGAAGTTCGTTTAAATGATGAAACAAATGAAATAACAAAACTCGGCATAAGATCATTAAATGAAAAAGAAGACATACTTAATAAAATAAAAGCAAGCAATGTTGAAATTACTGAGGAAATAGAAAATCAAGTAGCAGCGTTAGTTGATAGTAAATATGAGAGATTACAAAATTTACAGTTAGGTAAAGAGTTTGCTGAAAAGGTATTGAAACCTCAAATGGAGGCAATGGAAAAACAAGAAAAAGAAGATTTTGACGCTGGTGCAAGATTAGGTAAAAGAATTGCGACTGAAAATAAAATGCTTGATACTATGGAAAAAAGTATAGAAAAAAGTAAGTTAGAAAGAGAATTACAGAAAGCAAAGACAGTTGAAGAAAGAGCAAATATTGAATTGAAATTAATTGAATTAAGTCTTGGTGACTCAATTACTAATTTTAATAAAGAAGATTTGCGTACTTTACTTGAGAAAAAAATTGCTTACGATGATCTTAATAAAGCCTTAACAGAACAGGAAAGAATAGTAAAAGAAATACAATTTACATTTGCATCTTCAATGAGCAATGCAATAAAAGGTTTAATTACAGGCACTCATAATTTAAATAGTGCTCTTAGCAGCGTGTTAAACAAAATGGCAGAAGCAATGTTAAATATGGGTCTATTTGGAAATGTTGGGGGAAGCTTAACAAAAGGAGGAGGTTTATTAGGAACTATATTCGGAGGACTTCTACATGAGGGAGGACCAGCAAGAAGAGGAAGTTCTTATATTGTTGGTGAAAAAGGACCAGAATTATTTACTCCTGGTGTTAGTGGCATGGTCACTCCTAATAATGCTTTAGGTGGAAGTAATAATATAGTAGTGAATGTAGATGCTTCTGGAACTCAAGTAGAGGGCGATGAAGCCTCCTCTAGTCAATTAGGAAAACTAATCGGTTTAGCTGTACAACAAGAACTTGTAAAACAGTCAAGGGCTGGAGGGCTTTTATCTAGAGCATAATTATGGCAACTTTTCCAAGTATCACACCAACATATAGTTTTTCAAAAAACACATCACCACGAGTTCGTACTGTTGTTTTTGGGGATGGATTTGAGCAAAGATTAAGTTTTGGTATAAATCAAAATCCTAAAACTTATAGTTTAGAATTTAATGTATCAGAAGCTGATTCTGATGTCATAGAAGCTTTTCTAAACAGTAGAGCTTTTGATAGTGAAAGTTTTAACTTCACACCTCCAGGTGAAGGCATTTCTAAAACAGGTACTTATTCAAGATCAGGAACCACAGTCACAATTACAATCACAAATCATGGTGTAGCTATTGGAGATAAAGTAACATTAGATTTTACAAGTGGTTCGGCTGCTGATGGCGACTATATTGTCGCTTCCTCTGCAAATCAAAATACGCTTACTGTAACTACAACTGCAAGTGGAACGACAAGTGGAAATGTAGATTTAACAATGTCTGGGCAGCGTAAATTTGTTTGTGACAGTTTCAGTAAAAGGATTCCATATTT